GTCTAAGGAAGAAACGAAAACTCAATTCGACCAAATGGCTCAAAGAATAGCTAAACTAGAGGCTACCCCTTCTGTTACTTTAGGGGGTACTGAGCCTACGGTTGGTGCAACACCATCGGTAAACCCTAATGCTTGGGATTCGATGGCTAAGAATATGTTTAATTAACTTAAAATAAAATAACGATTATGGCACAAGCACATTTTAACGATACAACTAACGCTACGGCGTTTGTCGCAGCAGATGCTCTTCAGTACTTTGTATCTCCACTTTTCCTAGGTGAAGAAGTATTATCAGGAATGGATGTAATGACGGAAGTAAAAGGGACTACAGATTTAGACCACTTTGCTGCTGCATCATTCTTAACTACTGCAGACAACGGTTTGTCTTGGGCAGGGGCTCAATACGGGGATTACACAAACCCTAGAATCTCTCCTATCCGCGTTGAAGTAGAAGTTTCAATGAATGGACACAACTATTACAACAAGGTAAAAGGTCAAGTACTTCGTTCGGGTACAGATAAAGATAATGTTGATGGAACTATCCTTAAACAAATCGGTTCTGAAATCCTTATGCAAGGTATTAAAGCCGATTTCAATAGACAACTTTGGTTCTGTGACGGAGCAAAGGTAGCTGTTGGAACAGGAGCTGTAGTAAGCAACGCTGCTCACTATAAATTATACACAGGTATTTTCGCTGCACTTGCCGCTAAATGTCTTGATGCACAAAAAATAACTACTAAATGGAATACTACTGCTGTAACTACAGATAGAGCTACTCTAGTTCTTGCTGCTATGTATGCTGCTGCAACACCTGAATTGAAAGAGCTTCCAAAGAAGTTTTACGTTTCGGGAGCTATTGCTGATGCTTATACTGACGAATTAGTTGGTGCAGGTAATCACGTAGCTTATGCTGACGGTCAATCAGGTATTCCTAACTTACGCTTCAGAGGTATTCCTTTAGTTGTTCGTAGAGATTGGGACGCTTTATTATCTGCTGAATCAGCTGCTATTGTTACTACTGCAGGTTCTATTGTTAACGCAGGTATTACAGGAGCTGCAGCTACTAACGCTCAGTATAGAGCTGCATTGATTGCAGACAACGCTGTTGTTGTAGGTACTGACTTTAATGGTTCTTCTGTTGAATCTTGGTATAATCGTGACGAGAAGGAATTACGCTTCCGTTTAGGTTACTTATGTGACACGGTTTTACTTGATGCTAAATTAGCTGTAACTTATATCTCTGCTATTCAATAGCATTAGAGGCTTAAACAAATAACAAAACGGAGGGGTCGGGTTAAGCCCTTCTCCTCTTTTTTTTAACTTTAAAATAAAATTAAAATGGCTATAGCAAGTATTAATGTGGCTAACGACCAACAATTCGCAAAGGGTGGAGTTAAATCTATCACTTTAGCTTTAGTTGGAGCAGGCTCACAAGCACCCGTAGTTAGTACTGAAGGCGTTGCCTCAGGGTCTATAGGGACTTCCACTACGATTAACTTTGAAAAAGAGTCCGCTAAAATGACGGTTTCTATGAGTAAAGGTGATGGACTTAGTTTATATAACGTAAGCATAGAGGGTTATATCCCTAAAGTTTCGGGAAGCTTAATGGAGATTCTTCATAGTTACGCTAAATCTGATGGACTTATAGGTAAGGTTTCTAATTACGATGGAGCTGATTATTTAGTTGGTTGGGATAATGTCTTAGCTACAAGTACAACTTCGACTGACTTTCCGTTAATCTTGGAAAGTATGGAAGCGGATACAGGTGCAGCTTTACAAGACCAAAACGGCGTTACCGTTAAGTTCTCTTGTGTAATGGCAACTCCACCTGCTCAATATTAATAACAACTAAATAACTTAAAAATGGCTTTACAAGCAATAAATACAAGTGCGGCAGCTTTCGGGTTGTTTCAGCACAATCAAGTAGTTCCTGGGGTTGAGTCAATCTCACTATTCCAAGCAACTACTGACGTACTAGCAGGTAGTTACTCGGCAGGCGTTTTTTCCATTGTCTCAGCTTCCTTACCAACTTCGGTAATAATTAAAGGTGAGAAGGAAAAAAGTAAAATGACTTACTCTTTAACTCAGGAAAAAGGGTTTGCTTTATACAATATATCTATAGAGATGTTTATCCCTATGATGTCATTCGATTTACACACAAGACTTGAGGAGTTTAGAGGTAAAGCTTTAATGTGCTTTGTTGATATGCACGACAAGTATGAGTCTGCGACTCCCTTTGAGACAGATGGAGCTGCTGATGATGACGCTAACTCTACAACACTAAAGCGTGGTAAATACTTAGTTGGTTGGGATAGTATCCTAGGGACTGACGATTCTACTAATCAAAATAGTAATTTCTGTATGTTCTTAGATTCTATTGAGTCTGATTCAGGTGCTGCTTTAGCTGACAAGAGTGGTGTTACACTTAAATTCTCTTGCGTTCAAGGACAAGCTCCTTTAAGAGTTTCTGTAACGTAGTGATTAATAGATAATGTAAGGGGTGAAACTACGGAAGTAACCCCTTATTTTCTTATATTTACCTAAATTTATTTTTGTGGCTAAACGAGAAAGAGATACCAATGGTAGGTTCGTTGCTAATACTTCTGATACATTAAGAAGAAAGGCGACAGGGAAGGTTACGTTTGACGTAGTTAACCTCGCACCTATGCCAAATTTTACAGAGAGAGAGCGAAATATAACTTCTAAGGAGTTTTATAGGTTCGGTGAAGACAATCTATTCCCTCAGTATCTTGCTGAGTTAAAACGAAAGTCTAGTACTCACAGAGCAATCTTATCTCAGAAGGCAACATACACAGCGGGTAGTAAAATTACTAGCGTCAACGCAAAATTGGATGAGTTTATTAAGGAAGTTAATCCTAAATCTCAATCCCTTAGAAACCTTTTTAGGTTAGTTGTAGACGACTTCTACACATTCGGTAATTCATACATTGAGTTTGTTGAATACGAAGGTGGTTGTAATATGTATCACATTGATTCTACGATGGTTAGAGTTGGTAAGAATATGGAGTCGGTTTACATTAATCCCGATTGGAGTCACTACGATATTCTAGATAAAGAAGTTCGTAAACTTCCAATGTTCCCTAACTTTAAAGGTGGACGTTCGGTTCTTATGTTTAAAGATTACGAAAGCGGATTCCAACGATATGGTATTCCTGATTACATCGCTGCGGCAGAGAGTGGTTCTATTGAAATAGACTACCTCATACAAAAATACAATCGCTCTAAGTTTGAAAACGGATTTATGCCTTCTGCTATTATTGAAATAGAAGGGTCTATGAGTGACGGAGAAGCTGAAGATTTAATATCATTAGCTCAAGACAAGCTTACGGGAGAAGGAAATAACGGAAAGATTTTATTCTTAGTTAAAGATGGTGCGGGCGGTAGTTCTAATGTACAGATATTGAAGGACGATAAAGATGGTTCTTTTATGGAGTATCAAGAACTTACTAGAAACAACATCGTTACAGCTCACAGATGGCAACCTGCATTATCGGGTATTGTATCTAGTGGTAAGATGAATAACACAGGTAGTGAAATTAGAATCTCTTATGACTTAGTTATGAGAACGGTTATCCAAGATACTATAGAGCAAGTATTTAAACCTATGCGTGATGCAATAGGGAAGGTACTTAATTTAGATGCTTCTTCTTTAGAGGTTCAATTTGAATCCCCTATTGGTTTCGCTGCTGATATTGATATAACTTTAATTGCTGACGTGAATGAACTTAGAGCTTTAATAGGCTTAGAGGAAAGACCCGACTTAGCAGATGTTTATTTAAACAATATAACTAAAAGCAACGAAAATGGCGGCAGTTGATTATAGAGCATTCCCGAATCTAATATTGGCTCACGAGGTTGTAGCTCAGGCTATGACTAACGCTAATATGGATACATCTGTAATAGATAATAATATTGTTCTTATAGCTGAGATAACTCATCTAAAGGAGCATTTAGGAGATTACTTTTGGGGTATACTAAGAGCTAACAACTCTTTATCTACCGCTGAAACAAACTTAATCTCTAGATATATTAAACCCTGCTTAGCGTTCTACGTTAAGTACGAGGTTCTTACCGATATGCAGTACAATACATCATCAGCGGGTATTACTATAAACGAAGATGATTGGAGTGACTCTGCTGATAAAGGTGAGATGGGCGTATTAAAAGATGACACATTAAGAAAAGCTAATATTCTAAGAAAGGATATGATGCAATGGATAACAGATTCCGACAACGCGGGAGTCTTCCCTAATTATAAACATACTAGCAACGATATTCATAGTGACGGAGATAATGTGACCCGTCTTGGTGGACTACTCGCTTACTAAAACCAATAGAATGAAGGACACTTTAGCTAGAATAAAAGACTCAATAGAAATCTCCGCTGTAAATGGTGGGGCAGTATTCGTTTCTTTAAGTGAAGTAGAACAGACATTAAGAATCCTTTCCCTAGCGTTAGCGATAGCCTATACTAGCTACAGGTTGCTTGCCGCATTAAATGGGAGAAACAAAAAAGACTAAATATGCCTACTAAAGACTATACAACGGTAGCCTCGCTTTATAATTCGTTGTTCTCAAGCCAATCAAGGGCAGCGACAGACCCTGCGGCGGTTACATCGAACACTCAATGGGATAGAGATAATCTACTTCACTTTATAGAAGACAAGTTCAAGTCAGGAGCGAAGGGTGGTATGAAATTATCAAACCTAAGAGCGTTCCTTCATACGTTAGTTAAGTCTGCTAGGATTCAGCAAGATGATTTGTCTTACGGAGTGTTATTGGCTAACTCAATATCTGTAACGGGGACTAACGCTGATAGATGTTATTTCGGTAGTCAGACTTACGGTTTTGACTATCACTATTGGAGTCAATCAATATCTACAGCATTAAGCTCTGTTGTTCTTCCAGGAATTATAGGTACTTACGCTAACACAGGTATAGATGTTCCCTTTGAATTTAAGAAGTTTTACTGCCGAGGTTCTGTAATTAAAACAAACAGAACAGGGTTAGTAGACCTTTTATTTTACTACACAGATAATGATGACGCAGTCTCTACGTACTTACCTAACGCTACGTTTATATCGTCTACTCAAATAGATTGTTCGGTTATAGGGGATAGTTATCCGTTCGTTATATCTTCAAACAACCCCATCCCTGCAGGTAAGAAAATCTTTATGTTTGTAAGAAATACGGGTTGGACTTCGGGTTCTGAATATATTAGAGTATCTTACACGATGTACTTTGAATCTCTAAGTGCAAGTTGGACAGTAAGTTAAGGAAGATGAAAGTAGTTTTAAACAGGTTACTAGATACAGGTAAAGAAACTTTAGGTGAGATAACCATACACGATAATCTAGAGAGAGTCTTCTCCTGCAAGGCATTAGAGTTGTCTTGGAATGAAAACAAAAGAAACATATCTTGTATTCCTATGGGGATATATAGAGCAGTTATACGGTTCTCTGAAAAACACGGAGAGCATTTCATCCTTAAAGACGTTGAAGGTAGGGAGTACGTGTTAATTCACGCAGCTAACTATCACTATCAATTAAGAGGGTGCATTTCTGTAGGGAAGTCCTACGTAGATATAAACAAAGATGGGGAGTTAGATGTTACTTCTAGTAGAGATACTATGGACGACTTGCTTGAAATCCTCCCTGATTCATTTTACATAACTATAATCTAGAAACTATGATTGAATTTGTAACAACAAACGGGACGAATATCTTAGCAGTATTAGTAGCTTTAATGGCTATGGCTAAAGTATTTGTAAGGCTTACTCCTAGCGTAAAAGATGACGCTATTTTCGGTAAGATAGATAAGATGTTAGAATACTTTATTCCGAACTATGGGACTACGAAGGAAAAATAGAAAGTTAAAAGAGGAAGAACTCGAAAACATAGAACCTGTGGTAAATCCATTAATCGCAACGGGAGCTAAACTTATGTCCTTTATTATCCCTAAGATGTTTAAGGATAAGAATGGAAAATGGTCTAGTAAAAGAACTATTGGGGGTGTCATTGCCATTGCCGCAGTACATCAAACAGAGGTAGCAGGTGAAGTTACTTGGCAACATTTAGTTATGTTTGCTTTGGCTGCTGCTACGGTATACGCCCCTGACAGCAAGTAGCAAGGGTGTATACCAATATCATTAATGCAGCGTATATAATCCTACTACTATCAGTCTTTTTCATAAGGAATAACTATAGGTAAAGTTCCATTGTTAAGCACAACTCCGCAAGATAATTTATAAGCTTTTGGAAAGTACTTAGCGTATGCCATTGCATAGGATTCTCTATCTACACCACAACCCACTTGCATTCCCCACAAACCTGCTCTACCTGTATAAATTACAG